CTCCGTAAGCGCTTCAAGGCTGACGGCTACTCGACCCCTACCCCTGAGCAGTTAGCCCTGGCTTGGAACCGTGGCTACGAAGGCGCCAAGTCTTGGAACTTCGCCCCGAACGACTACGCATTACGCGTCGGCAATCTTTTCCGCTTGTCCCAGCGTGGTAAGTGACAAGGGTCTTGCCCATGCACCTTCTCGTGGCAATCGACCCTGGCGTGAACGGTGGCATCGTCTGGTCGCTTGACGGTGATCCTGTCGAGTGCGCTAAGATGCCCGGGTCTGATGTCGAGGTCTGCCAACTCCTCGCTGACCTTAGCTGTAAGGCCAAGGACGTAAGCCTCTACCTCGAGGAGCCTCCGCTCTTCGCCGGCAAGAACATCCCCGGCTCCGCCATCGGCAAACTGATGTGGAACACAGGCGTCCTCTACGGCGCCGCCGTTGCGATGGGCTGGAAAATCCACCGCATCCGTCCGGCCATCTGGCAGAAGACGCACACCTGCGGCACCAAGGGCGAACTGACGACCACCCAGTGGAAGAACAAACTGAAGGCCCGCGCTCAAGAATTATATCCTAACGTTCAAGTCACGCTGGCTTACGCTGACGCCCTGCTAATCTTTGACTCCGCCTCCCGCGGCGTCATCAACTAACCCTCTCCTAACCTAATGAAGAAAGACACCAAACTCCCGACCGAGTACCGCATCATCGCCGACTCGTCATACATCGTCCTGCCCGATCAGAAGGTCGCGCGCCTCCTCACGGCGACCATCCGCAACGGCGTGACCTACTACAACCTCTTCGTCCCTGGCTATACCCGCATGAGCCTTGCCGACATCGAGGCTACGCTGAAGGCCGGTGAAGTCACCAAAGCCGACGACGCTAAATAATTCCCACCATGAGCACCACGCCCAAATCCCAAACCCCCACCGCTGACCTAGTCGCCGCTCTCGCCGAGCTGGACAACGTCAAGGCCAACAAAGTCGTTAAGGCTAACTTTACCGCCAAGTACGTGTCTCTCGACGCGCTGCTCGACGCCGTGAAGCCTATCCTTTTCAAACACAACCTCGCCCTGATCCAGACGCTCGTCAGCCAGGAGGGAAAGATTGGCGTCTCGACCGCCTTTCTTCACGCCTCCGGCGAACGCTTCGAGTTCGGCACTCTTCTGATGAAAGCCGATGCCCTCACCGCCCAGCAGGTCGGCGGTTTAATTACCTATGCTCGTCGTATGTCAGTGTCCACTTCGTGCGGCATTAGTGTCGACGTGGATGATGACGGCTCCGCGGCCTCTGGCTTCCGCTCTGCGGTCGTTACGAGCGTTGCCCCTGCCTTCTCCCCAACCCCGCGCCCTCTGACCAAATGAGCAACCCGAACGACCCCCTCGACCCGATGGCATTCCTGAACAACGCCATTGCCAACGCCCACGCCCAGAACGAACTGCTCGCCGCCAACGCCCGCATCCGTCAGCTCGAAGGTCGCCTCGAGGCCATGCGCGAGGCGGGTGACGCGATCTGGTACTGCGTCCGCCACGCCCAGACCCTCGACCCTGCCGAACTCATCGAGGCCATCGCCGACTGGCAGGAAGCCCGCAATCATGCCTAGGGCCAAGTCCGCAGCTGAAGCCCGGGCAACCCCTCGGCTAAAGTTGCAGACGCCTTACGAGTCTACCAAGACCGACCTCCGCCTACTTTCAAACGTGAAGCGCTGGGAATACCTCTTCTCTCTGAACGTCTGGAAGCCGACCACTAAATGACCACCACCCCCGCCGGCATCGAACGCATCGCCCGCACCGTCACCGGCCAGTACGCCCTGCTCCTGCTCCTCGACGGCTACCCGTATGTCGAGATGACCGCCCGCAAGCACGCCGACTTTCTCTCGGACCTCGGCCTCTGGAAGCGCAAGACGCACCCGTCCCTGGCACGATCACAAGTTCGCTTTTTCACGCTTGCCCCAAATGGCGAGATAAAGGAACTTACCTTTAAACGATGACCAACCGCGAAAACATTAAGCGCCTTGTGGAAAACATCACGGGCTCATTAGCCACCGTCCAGCACATCGCCGGACGTTATGAACAGCACGACGCCGACATCATGACGCTGTCGGATTTAAACCGCTCCGCCATCACCGAGCTGCAAGTCTTCACGGATCACATCGAGACCGCCGACGAAGCCGCCCAGGTTAAACCTCTCCACGACCGCGTGCACGTCCTCGTCGTGCAACTCCGCGTCCTCCGCAATACGCTGGAGGCAATGGAGAACGCCGCCGACAAAGCCCTTGAGGATGTCCGCCGCATCTCTGCCAGCGTCGAGGAGTCCAACCCCGACGACGACGCCCTTTAATTTCCACCACAACCCAACCCACACCCAAATGCGTATCCCACCCGAACCTATCACCCACCGCGTCCTCTACGACGGCATCCAAGCGCTGAATTACAGCGGAGCAAAGGCCCTGCTTCAGGGCTCCCCGGCTCACTACCAAGCCTACCTCAACCAGGAGCGTGAGGAGACGAAGGCCCTGCGTATGGGCTCGCTCATTCATTGCGCCGTGCTCCAGCCTGAACTCTTGAACGAGAAGTTTGTCACGGCCCCCGAGTGCGACCGCCGCACCAAGGACGGCAAGGCCACCTACGAAGCCTTCCAAGCCTCGCTCAAGCCCGGTATGACGGTCGTGTCCTACGAAGAGTCTGACGAGTGCCACCTAATCGCCTCGCACGCCAAGCACGCCCTCGAGCGTATGGGCGTCACCTTCGAGATGACCGAGTTCATGTTCACGACCGATCACTGCGGCGTCCAACTCAAATGTGCAATTGATGGCGTGGGCTCGGATGGTTTCCTATACGACTTAAAAACTACCGAGGACGCGTCCCCTGCTGGCATCCTGAAGTCCATCCGGGCTTACCGCTACAACCTCCAAGCCTACTTCTACCGACTGTGCTTCGAGACCGCCTTTGAGCGCCGCGTGCTTGGCTTCCGCTTCCTGTTCGTTGAGAAGGCCCCGCCCTACGCCACGGCATGGGTGGAGATCGGCCCTGAGCTTATGTCCTACGCCTGCTCTGACTTCGAGAAGGCGCTGCAAGCCTACCGCGAGTGCACGACCCTTGGCGAGTGGCCGGCCTACGGTGACGAAGTCCAGGTCATCGACATCAAGCCCTCCGCGTCTGCCTCCACCGCTATTACCTTTGCCTAACACCAACATGACCACCGAAAACAACAACGACCGTCCGCCCTTAACCTCAATCAGCACCAACGGCACCTACCGCCTGAAGCTCATCAGGCCCAAGTTCGAGAAGGTCAAGGTCTGGGAGGATGGCACCTGCTCCGCCCGCCTCTTCTTCGTCGACGACAAGGGCTTCTGCCTGTCGAAGAACTTCTCGACCAAGTACGGCAAGGCGCTCGCCATGCTCGTCGGTAAGTACTCCGGCAAGTTCACCGAGGAGATTAGGCTCGACGCTACGGCTGCCGAGTACCTCCAGTACCTCGAGCCCGCCTGCGGTCAGACCATCCTCGTCGGCGTGGAGTGTGAAGCCAATGGCGAGTACAACGGACGCCCGCAGTACAAGTACAAGATGACCTACCCCAAGGGCTCCCAGAAGCCGACCGTCCCTGACGCCCTCCCACCCGAAGGCGTTAACTTCTAACCCCGTGACATCTGCACCCGCCCCGATGGCCGCCCCGACTCTCGTCCTGATCTCGGGGTTTGCCCGGGCAGGGAAGGACACGCTGGCCTCGGGCCTGCTGGAGTGGTCGACTCGGCCCGCCGAGCACATCAACTTTGCCGACGCGCTGAAGGAGGCCGGCAATCACTTCATGGATTATCTCGGGCTCGACGGCAACTTCATGAACGAAGAGTTCAAGTGCGAGAACCGCGACGCCCTGGTTGCGATGGGTATGTTTGCACGGCGCCTCGATAAGGACGTCTTCGCCCGACACTTCGCCAACTGGTGCCCCATCATGAAGCACCACGATCAGGTGGCCCCCGAGACCGTAGTCTGTTCCGACTGGCGCTACATCAATGAGCTGCGCGTCTGCCAGGACATCCTCTGGGAAAGGGGCTGGAAGGTTCGCACGGTCTATGTCTCGACCGCTGGTGTTGGCCCCGCTAACGACGAGGAGCTCGACAGCATCGCCGAGATACGCGCCTCTCACTCGTTCGACCAGGAATACATCTTCAAGCCAAACGCCCGTCAGCAAATTATGAATGAAGGTCGCCTACTCGCCCGCTCATGGAAACTCTAACGCTCGAGACCGTGGCATGGGCCCGCAAGGTCGGCCTGTCCCCTGATCGCGTCGCCTTCCTACTTGCCTGCCCCAAGTACACGGTCAGCAAGGGGCACCGCAAGTCCGACAAGGTCATCACCGACAACCCGAACCACCACCTGCAACGCCTGGGCGACTGCTACTGGTTTCGCCTGCGTCGTCGCGGCACTGACATCGTCGAGAACATCGGGGGCGACCTCCTGACCGCCCGCCAGCGCCGTGACGAGATGCTCGCGGCCTTCGACTCCGGGCAGCCCATCCCTCACTTAAACCGCAGATGAGCACCCCGACCCGCTTCGTGGCCTTTGGGGATAATCACGGCGACATGGTCGACCATGAGGCCACCGACGCCCTCTGCGAGTTCATCAAGGACTACAAGCCGACCGTGCGCGTCCACCTCGGCGACTGCTTCGACTTCCGATCGCTTCGCCGTGGGGTAGGCAACGACGCTGAAGGCGCCGAG